GTTGTGGTCAGGGCTTATCTAGATTAACAGCTAAGCATGACTTGCATATTTGGGAGTTATTATACCACTTTATCTCTTTGTCATCAAATATCTTACAACAGTTTGTACAATAAAATTTTGTCATACAGATTCATCCTCATCATCATCTAGAGCATGGTCTTCCTTTATCTTATCCTCAGAAAGGAAGTTGAGTTTCCAGAATGTCCTCTTTGCTTGTACTGTGAGTTTTTTGGGGTCTTTACCAAACATAAGGGTAAACCAATCAAATAATTCATTGTAATCCTCTATCTCTAATTCTACCATATCTAAGTGACATTTGCTCTAACGCAGTTAAAAGTTTTTTGTAGAGCTTCTTATCCTTCTTCTCTAGAACCATACCCCATCCTGCTATAATGCCTGAAAGGGTACCTAAAAACACCTCTAAAGACTCTTGGGAATTAATAGCACTAATCGGTGGCACAATCTTATTTCTAATACTTAATAAAGCAAATTCGCAGGCTTCTCCTGCTGCATCTTCATCACTTTCTGCTGTCATCATAATTACTGTAATATTGGCTATTATATAATGTTTATAAAGCCTAACTGAGTCGCAACTTCAGTCCTCCTTTTCGTATGAATCTACTCAGGTATGCAAGCTCACACCATTAGGCTTAATTAAGAAAAGATAAGGTTTATATTAAGTATATCCCTATTTTTTATATGAAAAAGGATTCAAGGAAGAAAACGGCAATAGAGGTATTAATCGACACGGCAATAGCTTGTGGAGTAGCGACTTGCTTGAATTATCTTATACTACCTCACTACATCGACACAATAGAGAGTGGAGACCCATTAGGGATGCTCACAATATCATTCTGGTATGTTGGTGCTAGCGTGATAAGAAAATACCTCACTAGACGGTGGTTTGTAAACATAAACATCACAAAATCATTACAAAACCTGACAAAGTTTATAAAGTACTAAATTGTAGACCTTATATGGGATTTGTAGATGCAATCAAAGGTGTTTTTGGTAGAGGGAGTGTAAATAAGGGATATACTGAAACTACAACAAGACCAAGCATAGCACAGCCTTATATGAGTACCGATACTGGTGCCAAACTTCCAATATTCCCATTTCCACTTATAATGATTTATGAGTTAGCAGATAACATAGATGCATTAAGAATACCAATAGAAACCATAAATAGAGAGATGTTTAAGAATGGATTTGAAGTAGTAGAAAAATGGAAGTATAAATGTGCAAACTGCTCAAAGGAATTTCAATATGAACCAGCAGTAGGAGATAAACCTGATGATCAACCATTTGAGAGTAATGATGACTCAGTACCATTTAACGCATTACCAAAAAAGAAAGGTGATATTAAGAAACAAGCACAACAAGCAGAATTACAATGTGATACTTGTGGTTCTAGTGACCTTAAAAGACCAGTACCAGAACATAGGTCAAAATTAGAAACATTATTAAATGAACCAGTTAATGGTAACGATCAAAACCTAGAAGATGTAGCAAGGCAGTTGGAAAGAGATCTCGAGATTGCCGACAACGCTTATCTTTTAGTATTAAAAAATTATTATATAGATGATGTAAGTAACAGGATAGACCCTGACAGAACAGAGATAAAAGAGTTCCTTAGAGTAGATCCACCACAGGTAGCAATGATTGCTGACTCTGATGGAAGAATAGGATATGATGATAAAAGAAACCCAATATATGTCTGCCCAAAGTTTGAACACAGGGATAAAAGGCTATCAGAACCTGTATGTGAGAGATGTGGAGCAGAAGCACTTAAAGCAGTAGCAGAAGTTAACTCTGTATACTCTATAGGAATACCCCAGCCTAAGAGAGTTATATATGGTGAGGGTGAGATTATCTGGAAAGCAGGTAAGTATAAACCTAGTCTCATTTATGGATATTCCCCTATATACTCAATATGGTCAAAAGCAATGTCATTATCCCACATGGACGAATATATACGAAAGTACTTCGATAAGATGAGACCACCAAGAGGTTTACTAGTAATAGCATCAAGGAACTACGAGACGTTTAGAAAGTCGATGGATGTGCTAGAGCAGAAAGCACAGGAAGACCCCTACATGATACACCCATTATTGGTTGAAAGTGACAAGGGAAGCAAGAATATGGCACAGTGGCTCGACTTTACTGGTTCATTAAAGGAGTTAGAGTTCATTGCTATTAGAAAGGAATTAAGGATGATTATTGGTGCTATATATGGTGTTTTACCCCTCTATTACGGTGAACTACCTTCTGGTTGGTCACAAGAGGGATTACAAGTTACTATAACGAACAGAGCAATCAAATGGGGTCAAGATATACTCATAAAGTCATTCTTTAGGAAGATAGCAGCAATATTAAATATAGATGACTGGGAATTAAAATTAAAGACTGGTGAAGAGACGGATCACCTTAGAGACCTGCAAATACAAGGTGTAGAGATACAAAATATGCAGGCTTTACAAGCAATGGGATTTGATATTACACGAACTCATACTGGAGAATTCAAAGTGTCAAAGGACACAGCATTCAATGCAAAAGATATGCTGCAGATGGGTGCAGAAAAAGACCAAGGTAGAGGTAGGGGAACAGCAGCACCTAAGGAAGATACACAGGACTTTGAAGGAGAACCAAGTAGCAGACTGCCTACTGACGTAGGTGGAATTGGACAAGGACATCCTTCAAGTGGTAGTGGAACTTCATTAAGCAGAAAGGCGTTTCCTGACGGTATTACCCCCAAAAACTACGATGTAGTTAAGAATACTCTGCAAACGGCAGTTGATTTTGGCTGGACAAAATCGAAGACTGTTAACGAACTACGTAAGAATGCAACAATGACAGTAAGAAGTGCCAGAGAATTAGTTAAGAATGAATTTGATAGTGTAAGGAGGTGGGATGATGATAAAAAAGAATGAGCCAAAAAAGTTTATTGCTAAAAAAGAGGAAGCGAAACCGAAAGAAAAGGCTACTATAAAGATTAACGTGAAGGAAGTTGATGTATATAAGGCAGCAGAACCTAAGAGAGTTGTTGAAAAGATAGATTCTGAACGAATTGAATTAGCAAAATCTATAATAGATACTTGGAATAAGATAGGTGTTGTGGTACATGAAAATTCACACGATAAATACACTCTTAGAAATATATACGTTATATTAGAGAACGCATACAAGAAGACACTTCTGGCACACAAGTAATGGCTACGAAACTTAATGTTGATGATGGTGGTCTTGCTATTGGTAAAAAGCTATGGAAGACTCATCAGGACAACGAGTATACGCGAGTAGACAACTATAAGGAAGCAATTTGTCTTAATTGCTTCAAAAAGGATGCTGCTGCAGCTACTATTGCTGATATTTGTGGTGAATGTGCTGGAAAACGAGGACGAGAGCCTTTACTAGTTAAGATTACAGATAAAATGTATGGGTTATGTTTCTTTTGTGGTAAACATAAGTTTGGTATAGAACAGATTAATGCCAGATTTTGTAGAGGATGCCATAGAAGGATAGCTAATGTAACAAAGGAATACAATAAAAAGGGTGGAATGTTTAATGTTGATCCATTTTGGCTTGCTATGAAGAAGAAATTAGGTAAAGATTGGAAAGAATTGATGAGAACACCAACAAGTGTTAGAAAATAATCACTTTAAGATTAAATTTATCCTATTTGATGTGAAATCATAGAATCTATATTTATAGTTTATATTTGTTGTCTTTACTGGTCTATCTCCATATAATCTTCCTATTCTAAAAAACACTTCTGGTTTTCTTAATGTTCTTGGATATATCTCTACCCAGTCTTTTTTTGGGTTATATTTTATTTTTCCTTCTACTACAAGCTTTTCATCGCCTTTTTTATAATATGCTACTTCTCCTGCATAAAAGTGAACAATAGACCTATTTAATTGTGGTTTGGATGCCTGCTCTGTAAAATTTGTTACAACCCATAGTTTTTCATCTTTAGTAACATACATATCTTTTATTTTTGTCTGAAACATCTCTGAATTTGTTTTATCACCATATCTCAGTTTATACTCTTTTAATGTGTCATACACATAAAATGATGTAGCCATATATAGTGTGCATAATAGTTATTAATAACCCTTTCTAATTCAGTTTATGAAGAAGTGTAAGTGTGGTAAGAAGTTATACGGCTACACGGATGGCAGGCATGAAGTATATGTTTGTTACAGTTGTGGTAAGTTTGTTGGTCACGCAAATGGAGATGCAGAGTTTGCTGCAATGGTAATAATGAACCCCCACTCGATATTAGGCATGATAAAGGAAAAATTCCTTAGACCACATAAGTAAATTTATATACGTTCCATATAATTTAATTATATGACAGTACTAAAACCCTCTGCTAGAATAGGTGGAAATTTTGGTATATCATTTTTCTCCCCTTTGGTAGGTGGTAATGTTGCTGAATCAATTTATGATATAGGATTAACTTTTGAAATGACCATAGTGATTGCTCTTGTTTCTGCTATATTTGTAACAGGTCTATCTATATCTAAAGAAGCTGCAGAGTGGGGAAAAAATGGTAAAAGTAAAAAATAAGAAGAAGTGTGATTGGGTAAAAGAACTAACTGACTCATTCCTAATTTTAACATAAATACTTAAATACAGGATCAGAGTGGTCTTGATATGGTAGAAGCATTAATACTAGTAGCAGTCGCTTCAATTATTGGAGCTGGACTAAATACGCTAAGAGGTTATTTACACAGTGAAGAACCTTATAGTGCAAAAAAACTAGCAGGATCAGGTATCATAGCAACATTTGCTGCTTTGGCATTATCTCAAAACATAATTGTCGAAG